GTGTAGCGGGCTACGCTTCCGGCAGCGGGAAGCGCTAGCGCCCCAATTGGGCCGCCGGCCGCCATACCAGCACCACCACTGAGAATCGCGGACACCACGCCAGTAGGTGCAAATTTCCCCAGCATCCGAAGCGCGTTTTCAGTCGGGCCGCCCTTGGCCACACGCTCGATAGCTGCTCGCTCTTCTGCAGAGAAGAGCCGCATGCGGCGCTCGTTTTTCGCCAGCGCCCGAAATTCACTCCGCAGTGCGTTCTCCATGCCGGACCCGGAGAAATTCGGGGCGGAGAGTTCCGCGCGCCGAACGAGCTCGTCAAGCGTGTCTGCCTTCCGAGCTCGCGACCAGTAATTGCGTGCGTCCTTCAGTGCCTGAACGGCATCGGCGCTTCCTGCTGCGAAGTCCTTTGTTCCAAGCCCTTCCGCGAAAGTATCGATGCTATCGACAAGCTCTCCAGCAAGTCGGCGATCAGCTGGCCGCTGGGATTCTTCCGCGTCTTTCGCGATCCTCCGCAGCGTCTCGAGCTTCTCGAGCGTGATCGGCCCTTTTTCTTCGCTGAAGCGCTTGAGTGCTGCGGTGGTATCCGGGTGGAGGGTTGAATCGAGTCCCTGCTTCTGCAAGTCCTGCGTTATGGCTTGCTGCGCCGTTTTGAAACTGTCATCTGTGATGACGGTGCCGGCCTTTTCGGCTTTTTGATATGCCGCCCTGGCAGCAGCCTTCAGGTCCGCTTTCGGGGGAGACGCTTCAGATACCGGCGCCAGTCGGGTTGACCGTTCCGCAGACGCGGCAGCATCAACACCGGTAGCTGCTGCGCCCGCTTCGCTAGGTGCAACATTAGGGACAGCAGAAGAAGGACGAGGCCGTGCATTGAACGGAACTCTACCAGCTCCCGCTGCGCTGCGCAGACCGGACACAGCGGCGATCGTGCTGACAGCGTTCAGAGCTTCGGGGCCGCGCTCCTTGATGGTCTGGGCGAGCGGTCCAGTACCGGCAATTTGGTCATATTTCTGGCCGACCTTCGCCGCTTCCTCGCTTCCGAGGCGCGCCAGTTCCTGACCTGCCTGAGTGCGCGGCCTATAGGCCCAATCGTGCGCACCTGGATCTGAGAAGGTCACCGCGTCTGCAAGCGAACCGGCGCCGCCAGTGAAACTGCTCAGGGCATTCTCAGCAAGGCCCACTCCGGAACTGAGCGGGTGACGAGCGAAAACGCCAGCAACTTCCCCAGCATGCTGAAGACCGGTCTTCTCTGGTTGAGATGCCTGATCCAGCGTGAATCCGGGAGGCAGCGGCGGCAAAGCGGCCGAATTCGGCTGGTCGAGCGTGAAGCCCGACGGCAGTGGAGGAAGGTCCGCCATTATTTCGGCACCCACTGACCATTACGCAGAACGAGTTTCTGGCCGTTCGGGCCTGTCGCGGTGATTTCCGGTTGCGCAGTTGGCGGCGCAGGGGTGCGCGCGGTCGGTGCAAACGCATCCGCACGAATGGTCTTGCGCGCGGCGTCGCCTGCCGCCTGACCTTCTTTGACGATCATGTCGAGGGCCGCCTGATACGCTTCTGGGCTATCTGCGGTTTCGAGAATCTTGTGATTCTCGGCGCGCTTGGCGGCATCTGTTCCACCTCGCGAAGCGAGTTGGTCATAAGCATTCAGGATGCTCTGCGTCGCGACGAAGAGGCGCTTCAGGTTCGGGTCGGAGATATTGCGCTCACCCATCTGCTTCAGCCGCGTCCACGGCATGAAGTTGCCACGATCCACCGCTGCACTCGCGTCCTGCGCTATCGGAATGAACGCTGACAGTTCGTTGTTGGCGAACTCGACCTTGCCCGCAATGCCAGCGGCAACCTGCGTCGATTTACTGACGGCCTTGTAGTCGATCGCGTTATTCGCGAGCAGATGCGCGATGTCATTGGCGTCCAGCCCTGGATACTTGCGCAGCAGACCGTGCATGAGCGCGAGCTGTTGCGCCTGCGAGCGGAAGCCGGCTGGCAACGCGTATCCGGTGGCACTTATTGCAGCCTGTAGATCCTGAATCTTCGGATCGTCGAAGCCCTGTCCAGATACGCCCGTAGCGCGGGTTGTCATCATGTTGCGTCTGGCATCGTAGTCCGACTGCGAGATGAGACCCGCCTTCAGATCCGAGTTGAGCTTCGACAACTCATCTTTCGGCGCCTCTGGGGCTGAATAGACTGGCTTTTTGGTATCTGGATCGATGAGCGTTGCACCGGGCGCTACGGAGATAGGCGCCCTGGGCTGCGCGAAAGCTGCGACCTGCTGCAGCCGCTGCGTAAGCTGATCGTCCGGCAGCTGCTCGAGCTCGGCGAGGCCCTTTCCCGTATCGGCGCCGAGCGCCTGAAACGCGGGCGCGTATGCCTGCACGGCCTGATGGATGAATCCACGCCGCTGCACCGGGTCCTGAAGCGTGAGCGCCTTTTGCGCAATGCTGGAGATCTGCGAGATGGCCTGCGAGCGATCCGCTTGCTGCCGATCCTGCACGCCTTGAAGCGCGGCACCCGTCTGAGCATCGCCCGCGCGGATGTACTGCTCGGGGGTCGCTGCAGGGTTCTGCGCAAGCGCGTTCATGTTCTGTGCGCGCTGGAGCTGCGAATCCCGCAGGGCATTCGCCTGACGCTGTGATTGCTCATCCTGAGCGGCTTGCTTCCCGGCCATGTAATCTGCGAAGAGATTCAGCGGGCGCACTTCACCATAGCGTGCCATCAGACTCGCCTCTGCGTCGGTGTGAAGTAGTCGATGGGCTGTCCCTGATTACGATTGCCGAAGTAGTAACCGCCGGCCTGTGCGAGCCCAGACAGCGCATTTCCGTAGGCGTTGTACTGACCCACTACACCCGAAGCGCGTGCGTCGCCCTGGTTCTGGAGGGCGTTACCGATCGTCGCTCCGGTGTAGAGCCCGGCCTGATTGGTCTGCGAGGTGGCGGTCTGGCCAATGCCCGCGAGCGCTGCGTTGTGATTGAAGTAATCGTTGTAACCGCCGGCTGCGAGATTGGAGTTGAACTCCGTGAGCGCTTTCAGAGCATTACCAGAATAGGCGCCGCCACGTGCCGCTGCTGTTCGTTCCAACCCTCGCGTACCCTCATCGCGCCGGAAGGTGTAGTCCGGTGACTGATAGAACGCGGAGTAGTTCGGCGCGGTAGGCGAAGCGCCAGCCTGAAGCTGCTGAGGTACGCCATCGGAGGTTTGGCCGGTGCTCGCATTGCTGCCGGGAGCCTGCTGAAGGCCGCCGATCAGAGTGGAGTAGCGCTGCTGCCAGTCGGCCTGATTGCCATCCGGCGCATAGGTCGCGCCGTAGTAGGCACCTGCTATGTCCTTCAGCTGACCCTGATTGAAGGTGCGCCCGTCGGCGAATGCGAGCGTTCCATTGCCGAGGTCATAAATCTGGTTGTCCTTCAGGAAGGCATTGAGATTGCGCTTCTCATCGCCGTGTTTGTTGCCAAACAGATTGCCGAATACACCGCCGGCTGGATCGAGGATCTTCCCCGCGGCCCCGAGCTTTGAAGTCACTGTCCAAGGATTGAGGAGGGAGCCAGTGCCAGAATTGAAGAATCCGTTATCCGCAATCTGGCCGGGCTGATAGATGCTGGCGCCCGCAGTGGGCGACGCAGGCCCGTAGTACTGACTCGCCGGTTTGTAGCCGTAGCCGGCGCCCAGTGCGTTGAGCGCCTGATCACCAATCGCGCGAGCGTTGGCGGTATTGCCTTGGATGGTATTGAACTGACGTGCGGCTTCGTTAATGGCTGCATCAGATCCGGCCGCCGAGGCGTTCGCAGCCTTCTTCGCGCCCTGCGAACTCACAATACCGCCGATGATCGCTCCGCCCGCTGCGATGACTGCCGCCCAACTCATGAATGATTCTCCAGCGCAGGCTGACTCGTCAGCGCATCAAAACTTGGCGCGATGTATCGGGATTCGAGAATTGTGAGATCGGGTTCATCATCTGGATTCGGGTGGACGTTCACCCAGATCACGTCGGTGAGCGCATAGGCTGCGCGCTTGGTACCGGGCGGAGCTTTCACGATGCTTGGCGCATGCATCTCGACCGGGCCTGTCTCCGTCAGCACGACAATTGAGCCCTTCATGAGAATGGACAAATGCTCGTGGCGATGGATCTTCCCGACGATGCAGGCGCCAGCTGGGATGAATAGTTCGCGCACGTACACGCCCGGCGCGAAGTGATGAGTAACACCTGCCTCGGGGTCGATCTGATTCGGTAGCGAGCGAAGCGCTGCTTCCAGCCGCAGCACCTTCTCGCGCGAGACCTGCGGCACATCCTGCAGCGTGACTACTGCTTCCATACGCGCGCCCTGAGCGTCCCGGATGACAGATCCAGGGTCCCGCCGCTTTCGTTCTGGAAGCGCACAGAGACCGTATCCGTCGCTGACACGTATGCCGTCACCGAGATTCCTTGGAGGTCGAGCGAGAAGGACGCGAGAGCGAAATCACCCAACGCCGCGCCCGTCACCGTGACCGTGGTGGTCGCGCCCGCCGCATCGGCAAGGCTCGGCGGGTCATAGGTCGCGGAGCCGTTGAGGACTTTGGAACCCAGGAGATAACGCGCATCGCCCTCGGTCTGCGTGAGGTAGACTGGATGCGGATCGCTATCGGCGACATGCGCCGCCAGTGCAGCCGCCGCGTCGGAAGCTACTACCGCATCGGCAGCCGCTACTTCGGTGTCAGTGGCGAGCGATGTCGGCAGGTCCGCGATCTCAAGCCCGTCAAACTGAAGCTCGCCGGAGCGGCGAATCAGGACTCGCCGATCTGCATCGGCAACAATGTCGGCCGGCTTGCCCGCTGTTGAATCTGCCCGGCCAATGACCGATGCCGCCGCTCGGTTACCGAATGTCGCGTCCGTGATAGACCCATCAGCGGCCGTGACCGGCACGTCCTTCAAATACTTTCCCCACTCGATCTCATCCTTCGGGATCGAGCGGAACGGTTTCAGGCCCATCAGGCCGCCAGCTCTTCCGCATCGATCGTGGTATTCCAGATCGTCAGCGGTATCGGATCTGACATCCATGCCTGGAATACGCCGTCCCGGCTCGTTCCCAATGCATCCCAATGCAAATCCGTCTTGAACTGGCCGTAAGCGCCGAGTGAACGCGCACCGACTGGTCTGAACGTGCCTTCGCGACCCCCGAGCTTCGAACGCTCGAGCATGATGCGCGGCTGTGATCCCTGCCCGCTAACGAGCCCTACGCCCGTCTCAATGCCCATGCGAAGGCGGTGAACCTGTACGCCGTTGCCATTCGCGTAAATCGACTGATAGGCCCAGCCCGCACGGAGCGCACGGCCCCACTCGGTGTAGGTCTTCGGATCAAGGATGCCGATCTCGCCCGTCGAAGCGCGCTGTACGTAGATCCTCTCGCGCCATTCGACAACGCCGCTCACGTCCCAGCAATTTGCGTTGTAGCTCTCGCGTTCGTGCCATTCATTAGAGGTGCAGTCGTAGACCCACGAATGATTAGCCGTGGGGAAGCGAACGGCTATGCATAGATGACCGTCAAGCGTGTATGGATGGCAGATGGCGTCCGCTACGGTCGAATACTTGCGCCACTCCTGTTCCACTGCGTGCTGAGAAACGCGCTGAGGCGTTGCGCCAGAGAGGCGGCGGAAAGTGCGGTCATTTGCCAGCCAGAAAACGCTGTTATCCTGCTTGCAGGAGCCGTTTTCCGCAGCACCACCAATTTCGATGAAGCCATTTGGCACGCGCTGGAATGGGAAATCAGGGCCCGACGGCTCGTTATCCCAAAGCTCACAAGTCTTCTCGCCGATCAGAAATGCCGCGCGGTGATCGACTTCGAGTCCAATCAGGTTATCAGGCGCGCCCTCCGCGGTTGCAAAGTCGAGCGCATCCCAGTCAGTAAAGTCCGACAGCGCCGAGCAGCCAAACTGCCCCGTATCCTTGCGAATGCCAATCAGATAGTTGTCGAGAAATGCGATCCGGCCGAGCGGCGCCAGCACGTCAGGGTCAGACACCGGGACCAACGCATCGTCGTACACATAAAGAAGCCCGCCGGCTGATATGCCCAGCTGCGTGCCATTGTCAGCAATCGACACGGGGTCCGAACCCGGCACTAAACCGAGGTCCGTTGCATCAGCCTCGATTCGATAGAGCCGAGCGCCAGAAATAGCGAACAATTCCCCGGCCATGACGTGCAATCCACGTCCCGGCCCCTCGCCACAGGTGCAGTAGTTTGCGATGCCCGGAGCGCGACGCAGTACCGAAGGCCCCTTGGCGCCCTCCGGGGTCGATTCTGCGAAGGTATTGACGAGCCGCGCACTCGACACCGTATCCAGCCGATACGAGTGCAAAGGCAGCGGAAGGTCAGCCATCGATGATATTGCTCACCAGCCGTTGCCCCTCTCCTACCGGGAGATTGGACAGGTCCACTGGCTGCATTTGTGCCTTCACGCTCTCGCGCGTGAGACGGCCGTAATACTGTGCACCAAGCGCCAACATCTTCGGGTCAACCTGCTTTCCATAGGATGGAGCGAGCGCGAAGGCAAGGTAGTAGGTAACTGCCAACACAGAGTCGTCCGTGATCGGACAATCCGCGCCGAGATCGTCCATGGTCTGGGGGTAATACTGGAGATTGACTCCATCGGCCTCCCAGTCCGCGAGCAATGCATTGAGCTTGCGCAGTGCGAACTCGGAATGCTCCGGCTCCGCCGCCTCGCCCACGCCCAGCACATTGATGAGCGTCAGGGCGTCGCGGATCACATCGGCATTCGAAATGCTCATGGGAAAGGGGCGGCCGCAAGCACCGCCCCAGGCTCCTTACGAGGTCGCGAACGGCGTTGCCGCCGTGCCCGACTGCACCAGCACGCCATCCACAGCCCACTGGGTAGTGGAGATGGCCGTGAGGGTGTAGCGGTCGCCCTGCACACCGCCCGTGGTCGTACCGTTCGAAGACAGCGCGCGGATGGTGGTGCCATCCGCACTGAAGGCCTCGCCGGTCGTCGCAGCGTTGTTGACGAGCGCTACGCCACCCACCATGAACTCCGTCGCCGCACTCGTGATGGTCTTGTGAGCATTCGAGGTGCGGGAGACTGTGGTTAGGAAGGTGAACGACATGCCGATGTCGCGCGTGGTGAGCGCCGGCAGCGTGTAGACGATGCCCGCTGCGCGATCGAAGAGGCACAGCGCGCCGGATTCGCCCGGGAGCAGCGTGCGCGTGGCGCCCTGCCCCGAGATAACCTGACGTGCCACACCGTTGAGCAGGCAGCCATCCGGGCTGCCGTACGAGATGGTTTCTCGTGTAACAGGAATGGTCATTGAAATACCCTCAGTTCGTGATCCGGCAGGCCCATTCCGGACGGATGGCCTTGTAGCCGTACAAGATGTCGATACGCATGAGCAGCTCGTCGTTGCGGATGTCCGAGTCCTGCCAGACACGCAAGCTCAGTCCGTCCTGCACCCGACGCACGCACTTCTCGCTCGACGCCATGAGCGGCAGATCCGCGGTCACGAACGTGAATGCATCTTTGTGATACATCAGGTTCTGGCGATACGCGGTCGAGGCCGAGCCGTAGAACGTCAGCGTCTGCGAGTTGAAGTCCGTCGTCAGGAGCTGGCCACTCGTGCTCGAACACACGTTCTGCCGGCCGCCGGTCAGGAAGATCTGCGGCGCAATCGTCGTCGTGGACGTACCGATCGCGGTGATCGTGAACTGCTGCAAGAACCCGTACGACTGTTTGGTCTCCGGGTGGCAGGCATACACGCCCGCAATCGTGAAGACCGAACCCACCGTCTGCGCCGCCACGGCAACCGTGGTGTGCATGTCGATGGTCGTGCCGTTCGTGGAGGCGAGCGCGCCATCCGTCACGAGCGCCGCGGCATCCGTGGTGCCCGTCACGTCAGACCCATACGTCACCGTGTAGGTCTTCTCGTTCTCGTACCAGTCGGCCATCGCGGTACGGCCGATGAGGCCTTCCCGGTACTGCTCCTTGATCTGGGCCGAATCCTGGAACAGACCCTTCAGGCCGTTGACGAGGCCGCCCATGGTGACTGAGTCACACACGACGTAGCGGTTGCCATCCTTGGGCGCGAGGAACTGATTCAGCTTCGCACGTGCGTTGCCAACCGCGGCGAGATCCGTCGGCGGAGTGCCAGCGGTGCCCACCGTGTTCCATACGTTCGGGGTCACGCCCGCAATGACATCGCCTTCGATACCCGAGATGAGCGTATTCATCGCAGGCTCGATGTAGCGCTGCGAGAAATCGTCGATGTTGAGGCTCAACTCCGCCGAGTTGAACCGCATATCGACGTGGTCCTGCGTTGCCACCGTGACGGGCTGCGAACGCTCGTCCTGATTCTGCACGCTCATCACACGCGAACCGCGGGTGCGGACGTATGCGTTGGGCATGCGAAGGCGCAGCGTATCGCCAATCTTGGCGCCGCCCTTCGAGAAGGAATCGTCGTAGTCGCGATTGATCGTAGCGAGAAATGACGCTTTCTCATGCGCGAGGCGCAAAGCCTCCCGTGTCACCATGTCGATGGTGAGCGTGGAATTACCTGCCATGTTGAATTACCTGCGTTGAGCGATCTGACGTTTCCGCCACTTCGCGAACTCAGAGTCCGTCATCTGGCTCGGGTCCTTGTTGACCGCGGGTTCGACGGCTTCGATCTGAGGGGGCGGGGGCGGAGCCTTGCTGACAGGCTTGGGCGCCGAGGCAGGTGCTGCGGGCTGATCCAACTTCGCTTCGATGCGGCCGATCGCAATCGCCGCCTGACGTTCGCTCATCGCCGAGATGGCGCGCGCTTCGTCAGGATGCTCGCCAAGGTAGTAGGCGACCGCCGGACCCTTTTCGAGGTCCTTGACGATCTCTGCGACTTCCTTGGTGATCGGGGCATAGAACGCCTTCTCTTCGTAGTCGGGCGTCTTGGCGGCGAACTCGGCCTGGCGCTTTGCCCATGACTCCGCACGTTGCCTCTCGGTGAGCTGCGCTTGTTCCTTGCGGAACTCTTCGCGTGCTGCCTGAGCGGCTTCGGTACGGAGATGGGCTGCCATCGCGGCCTGGTACGCGTCTTCGTCGTAGTTGAAATCCGCGAGCTTCGGGAGCGGCTTTGGTGCTTCGGGCGCCACGGTTTCAGGCTTTGCCTGAGGTTGCCGTGATGCCTGATCACGCCAGTAGTCGCGATCCCGTTCTGCTTCTCGTCTGAGCCGTGTCAGCTCACTGATGCGTGCCTCGGCCCCCGGCTTGCGCTTGGGGTCTTGGCTCTCGTCTGCATCGGTGACGGCGGGTGCTGCGTCCGCGGGGACTTCGGTCGAAGTCTGATCAGCAATAGCAGGCTCTTGAGCCTGAACGACAGTCTCGGTCATATGCGCTTTTCGCGATGGAATGGCACCGGCTAACCGGCCGGAGTCGGAAACGAAAAAGCCCGCGCTAGGCGGGCTTCTGGAAATCTGTGTAAGCTCTATGAGCTGGCGGCGTGGCGCGGTCTGACTCGCGCTTGGTCACATACCGAATAAATTACGCACGGATGGCTTCGGCCTAGTCGTTGTGAGGTGAGCAGCCGGAAACCTCAGTGCCGCCAGCACCTCTACTTCGACGGCTGCGGCTTGTTCGCCTTCGCCTGCTTCATGTCCTGCTGATGCGCAGCTTTCATCTGCTGCACGCTCATCTGGGTTGCCTGCTGCTCGAGCGAGTGCTGCGCCTGCGTGGCCGCATCCTCGATATCCCGCTGCTGGTGCGACAGGTCATTGCCGACTGACAGTGCCGTTTCGTTGAGGTCACGCGCCTGATGCTGCAGATCGCTCTCGGCCTGCGCATTCGCGAGGTCCTGGCTGTGCGCAGCCGAAAGTAGCGAGCCCTGTGCGGCTGCCTGCGCGAGCTTGATGCGTAGGATCGCGTTCTCAGTCTCTTTGGCGAGGAGCGCGCGTTCGCTGTCCAGTTTCGCCTGCGCCATCTCCATGTCTTTCTGGAGACTCGCGAGGTGCGCTTCCTGCGTCTTGAGATTTGCGGAGGCGAGTTGGGCACCTGCCTTGTCGGACGCAGCCTCGGCTTTGAGCTGGTTCAATTCCTGTTCGGCCGCCTGCACGAGCTGGCCGTGCTGCTGAACCTGCTGCTGCGCCTGCTGCACCTGATTCATGGCCGCCTGCACTTCCGGTGGCAGCTGCTTGTCCTTCGACAGCATCTGCTGGATCGGCGGCGGCAGGAGTGCGCGATAACGCTCCGCGATCTGCTCCGAGTACGGCAAGTCCATCGCCTTGAAGATCAGGTCACCCGCGGCAAGCATCGTATTCGGATCGCGTGAGGCGAGCTCGCCATAGGCCTCGGCTGCTTCCTGCCGCAGCGTTGCAAAGCTCGGCCCGATCGTGACCGTGACATCGTACTGTCCAGCGGACAGGTCATTGATGGCGTTGCCATCAGGGCCCATCGCGTTGACCTTAGCGTAGTCCTCTGCCCCATCGTGGCCAAGGATGCGCACCGTGCGTTCGGTGTCGTAGATCTTGGGCACGAGGTCGATCAGGATCTCCCACGTGCGGCGAATGCCCTTCCCCATGTTGTCCATGTAGTTGAAGGTCGCGATCTCGCCCTGTCGCTGGCGGGCATTGATCGCCTTGCCGCTCGTCTCGTTTCCCTGAGCGCCGAGAGATGCATCGTAGATGCCGGTGACGGCCTTGATGTCCTCTGATGCAATTTCCATTTCCTGCACGAGCGCGACAGGCACTTCGGCCCCACCCATCCGTGCAGGCGGTCCCGGAGACTTCGGGTCGGCATTGAACAGCATGAACGGCATATTCGTCTTGTGAGCGACTGCCCACTGGTTCGTCAGGCCCTTTGCCTGATCTGCCGTTGCCCACCACTTCGCCTGCGGTGCAAGCGCCACTGATTCGATGGCATTCGTACGCGAGTAGTTGTAGGACTTCTGCGCGTCCTTGCCGAATCGCGTAAGGCCAAACCACATCGTCTCGCCATCGATTACGACGCTCTCGCCGTAGATCAGCACGAACGGGAACTCCGAGCCTGCCCATTCGGTTGGCGGCTCGAGCATCCGGTTTCCACCACCCACGATGCACATCATGATCTTGTGGCTGGCGAAGCTGCGCTCCTTCACAACCGTGAGGCCTGCGCCCTTGATTGCCTCGTCCGAACCGTCCTCGGTCGCAGCATCGACTGTTGCGCCGTTGCTGAGCAGCCGGAGCGTCTTGCGATAGGGCTCCTTCCACCAGTACTCGCAGATGCGGACCTTGTCTTCGTTCTCCCAGTCATCATCGTCATCGAAGTCCACGTCATCGAACGAAATGGGATCGATGCCCGGCCAACGCGTCTCAAAGGCCGACTTGCTGATCTTCTCTGTCAGCACCCAGTCCATCGCATCGCGTTTGAGTGAGTCCTGTGCGGCGTTATCGGCATAGAGACAGAACGGATTGCGAATGGCCTTGATGCATATGTCCTGCTGATCAACCGAGTCCTTGGCGTATTCGGTGGATACACGCCATGCACCCATTCCACCGCCGACCTGATATTCCGCCGCGTTGTCGATGATCGTGTCGCCATCCGACACGTTCCAGATGTTGCGGATCAGGCCCTCGAATACGTTGGCTGTGGGCTTATCGCCATCCTCGACCGCACGCACCTTGCCCTGCGGGCGATTGGCGCGCATATCGTTCACGATGCGCTTGACCGTGATGCGCAGCTTGTTGAACTCGTACGTGGGACGCGTATCGCCACGCTCCTTGATGACGCTCGGGTCCCACTGCGCTCCCGGCACGTGCAGGAACCTTAGATCCGCAAGCGCCTTCTCACGGTTCTTCTGATCCCCATCGAACATGGCTTTGGCGCGCTTGCGCACGCGTACGAGCAGGTCTTTTGTGGCTTTTCTGTCCGCGCGAGTGCTAGCCGGCACGGCGGAAGCCTGCGTACGGATCGCCCACTACCACGTCTTCGTTCGTCAACTGGTCGGCCACCAATGCGGTGTAGCGAAAGCCGTCTGAGCCGTGGCTCTGATCGTCATGCACGGGAGTTGATGCCTGTCCTTCACTGTTGACGCGCCGTCGATAGCGGCCGAGTCGGTTGATGAGCTCGCTCGCGTGGGTCTTGTCCATCACGACACGCGGGAACACTTCGCGCGTCTTTCGGATGCCCTGCTCGATCTCGACGTTGTCCACGATCTCGACCTGCCAACCGAGCTTCTGGAACTGCTCTTCGGCACTCGCGCCGAGGGGATTACTGGCCGATGTGAGCGTTTTGGCTCGACCGTCATGCGGTAGCCAGACCTTGCCCCAATTGAGATTCAGCCCCTTGAGCTCCTGGCTGTAGCTCGGGATGTCCCGCCTGCGGTCTTCGATGTAGCGGATGACGCGGATTTCCGAGCCCAACCGCTGCACGAGGATCATCGACATGAAATCGTTGAACCCGAGGTCACAGATCACATGGACCTTGAGCATCGGGTCGTACGGCACGTTGCAGAGCCGGCCGCTGTTTCTGAGCGCGGAGACTTCCTTGAAGTAGATCGCGCCCTCTACCGCTGCCCGGCAGGCACCACCGTAGATATGGGCGTAGTCATCCGGCGCGTCCCGCTGCATGCGTTCGCGGGCTGAGTCCAGCACCTGCGAGCGCCAGGGGTTGTCCTGCCAGTTCATCATCATCACAAGCGCGTCTTCGGGAGGGCTCAGGACGTACCGCTTGTAGGTCTCGTCCGTATCCATGTCCGGGTTGAAGGACACCCAGATTTCTGAACCCGGCGCGCGGATGGTCGGCTCGAGCAGATCCCAGCTGCGCTTGGTGATCGTCTGGGCTTCCTCCACCCAGCAGATCGTCGTGCCTTCGTACGACTTGAGCGAGGTTGCCGTCTGTCCTGACAGCCCATGAAATGCGATCTGCGTGCCGTTCCTGCCCAGGAGGTAGTGCTGCTGGATCTCGTAGAAGTCTTCGAGACCCATGACGCCGACGAGATCGCTCAGCAGTTGGTGAACTGACTCCGCGATCGACTTCTGCACTTCACGTGTGCACAGAATCCGTTCGGGCTTTGCCCTGCCGCGTGCGAGCAGCATGCGGCCAATCGAATGTGACTTCGCACTGTCACGCCCACCGTACAGAACCCGAGACCGAACCCGTCTGCCATTGGGCAGGTGGGTCGGAAGGAGCGTATCTCGGGCCTTCCTCGGGAGGTCGATCTCAAGGGCTGCCATCCACCGCCCGAATGAGGATAGCTTCCAGCTTCACTGGGCCGCCCTCGTCGTCGCCTGCGACACCGACGGACTGATGGGGCTTGCCATCGATTCGGTCGCCAAGTTCCTTCAGCGCCCACTGATCGCCGCTCTCCGCGGCTGCGATGAGTTTGTCAGCGAGCGAGTCGAGGCCATTGTTGAGATCGCCAGCTGCTTTTCGGGCAATGGCGCGCTTGATCGCGCCCTCCCACAGCTTTGCCTTCTTGGCGTTCTGGTTACCGAGTGGCGCAGCCATTTAATTCAACGTTCAAATTATTGAACCGCGGGTGAATCAAGCGACTCCAGCAAGCTCAAGACTCTCCTCTACGGAAAGTTCGCGCCCTTCTTTGGTGAACGCCTTGACGCGACCCGCCTTGATCTCCTCGCGCCACTCGTTTTTCTCTTTCCGTATGTCTTGCAACATTGCCCTGAGGTATTCCGGTAAGAGCGCTTCAGCTTCTTCGTCTGTCATGGCATTACCTGCTCTGATAGCCCTTGAGGTTCGTGATTTGGTATCGCACTTCGTCCGTCCATTGAGTATCGAGGCCGGGATCGGCCTGCATGACGAGGGCGTTCTCCTGATAGGCGCAGCGATCGTTGTAGATCGCGTTGCTGTCTGGGCTGATCTCGACCTCCACGAATAGGTCGGGAGTCAGGTTGGTCCAATCCACTATCGTGCGATTGTTGGTCACGTCCCTGAGGCGATAGCGGGCCGTGGTGGGCGCTGTTGGGACGGCCTGGTCGTCGAAGAAGCGTGCACGAATGGTGCACACGCTGCCTTCGCGGACGGTCTTCACTACGCGGCAGCTCCGGTAAGCGTCGCAGTCAGCTGCCAGCTCTGAGTGTTGGCCTTCGTGCCCAGATCCTCGACCTTGCGGCTGATCATCGTTCCGCCGGTTGAGCCGTTGAACCAGCCCCATTCCTGCCAGTGGAAGTTGGCGTCACTCGTGCCGAACAGAGCTCGCACCGTGACCGCCAATCCTGTGCGGCTTGGATAGGTCGGGTCCATCGGCTTGCGCACCTTGTTCGAGGCGGCCTGCAAGTCCGTGTGGGCGGCTGAGAACGCGGTGGTCGAGTCGCCTACCCCCAGATAGCCATTGCTGGCGTTGGCGTAGGTCGCGGACTCTCCAATCAGTCCTTGCATGGCGAGCGTGGCGCCTGCGGTAGTCAGTGGCATTAGTTTCTCCGGTAGATCACTGTGGGATCGCAGCCGGGCTTGTATTCGATGATCTCCGCACAGGCGGGATGCGCCTGGGGGTTCTCCGGCATGATGTTCACGCGCTTGAAGCGATAGAGCAGGCGCTGCCACCAATTACGCGGCGGCTCAACCCACTCACCATCCATCTTTGTGACTCGAACGCTCTGGATTACGGGCTCGTTCATAGGAACTCGAAGCGAATAGACGGTGTTCTCAGCTCGAAGCGAATCGACTCGATCGGGCCTGTGTGTCGGATAGATACCGATGTCCCGGACTCGGTGAGCGATAGCGCAAGGACGTCTGTAGCCCCGACAAAGGTCGTACCGGCGAATACTTGCAGCAGCGATTGATCGTTCAGCGACAATGACAGCGTGTCACTCGCCGACACCACGACATTCGTAGTCGAGAGACTCGATACGTCCGTGATCGACAGAGACAGCGTGTCGGTCAGCGCGACCGATACCGCGACACTCGACGCATCCGTAATGGATAGCGACAGGGTGTCCGATACCGGCAGATCGATGACACCCGTCTTGACGAGGCTGATGACCTCGCTGAAGGACAGGGCCAGCGTGTCCGTCGCGTCGATGTAACGGAAAACCGCCGAGACTTCGGTGATCGAAAATCTCAGCGTGTCCGTCGTGAGCAGCGACTGAGTGTCAAGCGGATCTTCTGTGAGCGACAGGCTCAGCAGGTCACTGACACTGAGCGGCTGGGTCGTGACGACAGTCTTGCCGGCGAAACTGCCGTTACGACGAACGCCACCGCCTACCCATGGACGGGTCCATGTCTGGGTGTAACTGGGACGCGAAGTTATCTTCCCTGCGAAATTACCTGTCCTGCGAATACCACCGCCAACTCCTGGTCGCGAGTGGGCGGTGCTGAGATCGGCCATGCATCAGGTGAGCACGACAAGCGACCCGTTCGGGACTGCTTCAGTCAGGCTCGATACCGTGAAGTGTCCTCGGCCGCTCGAAAGCGAATAGGCGGTAACGACGGTGGACTGGCCCAGCAGCGCGCCGCTATAGAACGTCGCCACGCGACCGATGTAGTGCCCAGTCGTGGCCTCCGTGATGTCGCTGCATTCGAACTCGGTCGCCGTTCCGGTGAATCCCGTGTTCGTGGTGGTGCCAATTACGGTACCCGTAAGCATCGCCGCCAGGTTCGTGACGCTGGCAGCAACCGTGAGTACCTGCGTCAGGTCGGTTTTGAGGAGCGTGCTCGAGGTGTAGGCGTCGTAAACGTTCGCGGGCACCACGAGATACTGGTCCCAGACGGGAAGCGAACTTGAGATGTTCGTGTGAATCTGGAGAGGGCCCAGTGTTCCTGTGTCAGTCGTGTTTAACGGCACGCCATACCAGCCGCCCGTGTCATGAGTAGCCGTAGTGCTGTCGTTCTTCTGGGCTCCTGCGCCGAAGTTCTTGAATAGGATGACGTTCGCCTGCGCGATCGTAAGAGCCGTCTTTGCGGTCACCCCGTCCGTGCTATCAAGGTACGGCCCCAACTTGATGGTGACCGCGGTGGATTGCTTCAAAAGTTTCATGCTGCCCTTCTGCGCCGGAAGGCACCCTGCGCCTGAGGAATGACCGAAGCCCCGCCACCCGAGGCGGCCTTGAATGTGGCAATGACAGAAACCACCGTATCGGCAGTGGTCCACGTAATCGTCGGGTTCTGTACGCCCGTCGCACTCAGCACCTTGGAACCGATGATTCCGGAGTGATGAGCCGCCGCGTTGTCTTCCTTGTAGATCTGCGTGTAGTCCCCTGGCAGCGCATACCCGTGCGGGTTCTGTCCGTTATTGCTGCCGCTCGCGACGACATACGAGATCTCGGTCGCCTGCGTGGTCGCGGTCGTCGTCGGCGTGACTGATGTTCCCGTCGACTCCGCAGAGGAGGTTTTGTCAGTGGGCGAAGTATCGAGAGCGCCCGATTCTTCCGAGATTGACCAGAGGCAATAGTTGCCTGTGCCGCTCGTGTTCAGCGTGATCGTGAACGTACCGCTTGAAGTATTGATCTTGGCGCAGCGGAAGATGAATGCCCGTGTGCTCGAACTGCCAGAGTGCGATGCGCCGATGGCCAGCGAATAGGTATTCGAGCCGCCCTGGTTGTCGGTGATCGACGTGACATCCGCGCCTACATGGCCGATACAGACCGTAATGGCGCGGCCGACAGTCGGGGTCGTGGTAAACGATAGGGTCGTGGTCGAACCGAAGTTGTCTACAGTCGCTGTTTTTGACTGAACGACTGCATTAGCCATTTAGGGGACGACCGCCACGCTCGCGAGTGCAGAGATTGCGCCGGGGATATCTGTTGCTGGGTTGAAGCCGAACCATGACGCGTGCGTAGTGAAGCTGTTCGTGCCGCCCACGGTTGTGTTGAACGAGTCCCATGTATTGCCGCCCGAGCGCTGTACCCGCACGCAGCCGTTGGGCCATGCGCAGTTGTTGCAGACGAGATTGCCGCTTTCGCCACCCCCGCCTGAGTCGCCCGCTCCACCGAGCGTGCAATCCCACATGTAGAGGGTGTTGTCCCACGCGTTTTCGCCGTAGAACCCCATGGGCTTACTGCTGCCGTAGTTCGTGGCCACGCAGTTGTAGATGTAGCCGCCGAAGGGAACGGGCAGTAGACCGGTGGTCTGGTCCGAACCGAAGGAAACAGCGGCATTCCCGCCGCCGCCCTGCATGTCGAATGTCAGGAAGCCAAGCGAGACCGGCCCTAGCGGTCCACGCACGCGGACAAACGGGCCACCCACCGTTGCTCCCGCCGCATACTGGAAGGTCGTATGCAGAAGGACATGATTGATGGAGTCGTTGGTGCCTGCGCCATTTGGGCCGTCGAAGTTGATCGCTCGGACGGTGTCGGCGTTGCCGCCAATCGTGATCGAGTTGTCATGCAGGAACGAGGAGGCGCTACCGAACGAGCTCCAGAAGAACGACTGAACGTTATTGCCTATGCAGGACCATGTATTCGCCCACACTTCGCAATTGCCGCACTCGCCAAACATTCCGGAGCGATGGGCGTTGCCGTTATTGACACATGTGTTGTCGTACGCGAAGAAGCCAGTGATGAAACTGACCATCGCGATCCCGCTGTCCGGAGAAACCACGCTATATGCGTTCAGGCAGGTGTTGCTGTAGATGCGTGTACCGGTGGCCGACATCAGGTTCTCGCCGGTACCTATCCCAGCATTGGCACGCAGCACGAATGCGTTATTCGAGAAGATGCAATTCGTGATGTTGCCGCTCAGGCGAATGTTGTCGCCTGTGCCGCTCGCGTGCGCAAAGTTGACACCGTCGATCCAGACGTTAGTCAGGCCGGAATTGATGACGATGCCGTGGGACCCGGAGGCGTGCGTGTGCGTCTTGCCGTTGCCGTTGATATAGACATTCGACTGCGTGACCGTAAGGGTCCCCGTGATGTCGTTGTCGTATATCCAGTCGCCCGCCGTGATCGTGCGCGCGGCCGTGATATGGCGGCCGGTGTAATCTCTGGAGGGCGCGGCGTAGACCGCGGCCACAAACGAGAACACCGCGCTCGGCGCACCTATATTGCCAGCGCTATCGACTGGCTGAACGAATGCAAAGTACGTTGTGCCGGCGATGAGGCCAGTGATCGCGCCTTCCGTCGGACACTTCTGCGCCGTGAGCGTCGTATCGAGCGCATTCGCGATCTGCGTGCCGCCGCTCGTCGTGCCGATCGAAACCTTGTAGCCTTTGAGATCCCGCAGCTTGCTCGAATCTGCATTGCGCGTGATTTGACCCCAGCGCAACCTGCCCCGGGCAGTACCCCCGAGGCCCGAGTCGATGGTGAAGATGCCCCCGACGATCGAGGTCGAGAGCGTTCCGGAACCGCTCTGCGTCGTCGCGCTTACCGCGGAGCTGCGCGCGCTCTCATTGGCGTTACCATCGTAAGCCGTGACTTTGTAGAACCACGTCTGTGCCGGTGACAGGCCGGTGTCATCGTAGGAAAGGCTCGCGGTGCTCAGCTGTGCGATCTGGGTGTAGGTGCCACCAGAAGTCGCAGAGCGATAGACGTAATACCCTGCGAGCCCCGCTCCGCCCGTATCCACCGAAGCAAGCCACGTGATACGAATCGCCGTCTGCGAAAGCGCCGTCGCGGTCCCGATGACTGGCGCGCTTGGTGGGGTCGTATCCGGGTCGAAAATGACCCGGATCAGGTTTGTCACAGAATAGTGACCTTAACGTTCTGCACATCACCCGGAGCAGGAGTATCAACCGTGACGACCTGGTCCTTGCCGGCGCTCTTCTTGCCGTTCACGCCCACGACGATCAGTCGAAAGACGTAGCTGCCATCTGGCGCCGGCGTCCGCTTCACAAGCTGAGTGGCGTCGGGCTTTACCTGTCCCAGGGATGCGAATGTCTTGCCGCCGTCAGTGCTGAGCGAGACATCCGTGTAGGCAATATCCGAGGGCTGGGACGTGCTGGGCAGGTCCCACGAGAGATCAATCTCTTTCATCGGAATTACCTTGATCTGGATGTTGGTGACCGGCCCGGGCGCCTTCCCGAACAGGAAGCCGAGTAGCCAGCGGATGAAATCCACACTATTGCGAGACCGAGATCCCGCCGGGCCGGCCAGGATTGAGCGCGGTCACCGTGGTCCACGAGTTCGGCAGGATGGCGCTGGGCGCCGTGACGAAAGACCCCGCCACTGCCCTCACCCTCCAGCAGTGATTGCCGCTCGTGAGGCCCGTGGCTTTGTAGGTGAGCGTGCTGGATGGAACGTCTGCCACTACGTCCCATGTCGTGGCCGTGCATAGCGACGCATGCTCGATTCGATACGAGTCGAACGGGCACTGCGTAAGGTCGGTGGTGCCGTCTTCACACGCGGTGACCGGCGAGATCGTGAGAAGCCGTTCGTTCCGCTTCAGGGCCGTGGTCTGCGCGTTTGCAACCATGCACGTGAGCAGGCTCACGGCAATGAACAGCACCCAGAGCCAGCACTGGTCGATTCTCTCGAGCATGGGAGAGCTCCAAAAAGAACGCCCGGCTTTTGAGGGCCGGGCGAAGTACCTACGAGGGGGTCTCGTGGTTGAAGGCGGAAATGAAAAAGCCCGCGTTAGCGGGCCTTCAAGGTGATTTTGGGTCGATTCAGTGCTGCGAGATTGAGTTCGCGCGGACACTGCTCGCGAGTCTGGGAATTTATAGCCTCGCTTGAGGCACTTTGCAATACGTTCCGAATCAATTTCCCTATTTCCTCAACGATCTGCGTGTCGCGACGCTCCGGATTCACTTCGAGACGTGACCAGACCCAGTATTCTGCGCGGTCCAGCCGATCGTAGTACGCATCCTTCGTGATGTTGAGGGTTCGAGCTTTCTGATTTGCGGTGACATTCCATTCCGGGTCCCAGACGTAATGCATGTGAAGCACCGCGTGTGGCATCTCCGGCATACCCAGCAATGAGCGCTGAACGTTGAGCCCTTCGCCCCAGAACACTTCTGGCCAGCGCTGTGTCGCGGGCGTTCCCTGCCCCGCTCCATCTCGCTCCTCCCGAATTCTTCCGAGCAGGCTCTGCGCATAGCCGTCAACGTTCCCGTGCCAGTCATGTCCACACCAAATGCGGCGCTTCTGGCGGCCCCAGATGCCATTTGCCCGTCGGACCCAGTCTGGAACATCGCTCATGCCGCCACCTTCATCGCTTCGCGTGCTCGCACTTTCAGCCACAGCTTCCGTGCTTTGGACCTGCTGATCCGTCGAATGTGCCGCCACGCCTGCGCGCGGAAGCGTCTTTCCTGATCTCGTGACAGAACACTAAAGGGGCCAACGTCATATTCGTCATGAGGTCGGTAGCTCATGCCACCGCACCGACCGCGCGTAAAGCCTCCAGCGGCGTTGTGACGATTGGCGTACCGGTCGTCGCAATGAAGTTCATCTGCGCCTCCTGGCGCTTGTCCGTGCGTGCCTTGGGCGCTCTCTTGCCGTATGGCGTCTTCACTTCGAGGAGGTGCCAGTTCTGACGGAAGCGCACGAGCAGGTCCACGGGATAGTCGAGGGGCCAGACTTCGGCGCCAGCCCTCTCCAGCGCTGTGATGATGTCGGACTCGCTGGTATCGCGTTTGGCGCCGTACTTCGGAACACCCATTAGCGATCACCCCGCGCGTAGTGTTCGTCCGCATCCTTCTGCGCAAGCTCCATCCCTTCCTTGAAGGTCCTCAGCCCCACGGCAAGCTGCTTCATACCGTTGGTGAGTGGCTGGCGAGTCCAAATCTCGAAAGTGGCTGAGTCGCCCTGCCCGATCTGGCAGCAGGAGTACCAATGGCAGGCGGTGTAGCGACCCATGGAGCCCGGCTCGCGATCGAGCCACACGAGCTTGCCCCCGGGGCGCGGCGGATTCTTTGGGGCGGCCTCTTCCTTCGTCGCAGCTGGCCATGGCTTGCCGGAATTGCGCTCCAGGATCTCCTTCATTCGGGTCTGCGTGACCGGCTTCTGTGGCGCGCCCATTGGGCTGTATGGCATTTGGGCCATGAATCCTACTCCGTGGTATGATTCTTGCGTGGTTACGAACATGGAACAGCTACTCGCTCTGCTTCTGGCGCATCCGGATCGCTTTCATCGCAGCGAGATCCCCTGCTGCCTGCAGGGATTTCTCGAACTCCACGACGAGCCACCTCGCGACGCCCACATGTGGGACATTTCCAGACCACCTCGTACGAGCCGTCCGATCGAACGTTCTCGTGCTCTCTGACTGATCGGCCACACTTACAGATCGGCAAGGTAGAACCCATCCTGGAGCGCGGCATGGACGCCATAGGCGTCTGCGCTCCTCTGCCATTTCTCTCCGCCTGATCCTGATGCCCAGTACTCTCGGTCCAGCTTGCTCGTCCTGAGCGCGGCTGCTCGGCCCATAGGTCCACGCTCGCCCGTTTTCAGCTACTGCCCACTGGCGGGTGGGGTAACTCGCGCCGCTCCGTGAAGCGCGCTGGTCATCAGGTTCTGCGTATTCCGGTCGCCACCTTGAAGTCCGAACGAACTTGGGAGATAGTTCATATGCTCGTTAAGCATCTTGCTCTTGCTCCCAAGACGCCCGGATGGACTTCCACCACCGGGCGTTTTTCTTTGAGCTACGACATTCGGTAGCTCGCCACCCTTTTCCCGCTCGAGAGCCGCACCATCCGCGTACGGATGTCATATCCGGCTTCACGCAGTTCCAGGATTCGTCCCGACAAGCGCAGGCACCGAAAGCGCTTGAGCGCCTCCAGCGGCGTCAGGTGCTTGCCAGCTCGAAGATGATTCAAGATCAGCTGCCCTTGGCTCATAGGGACTCCGGCGCAGGCCAATGCAGGCCGCGATAGATATGGGTTCCTCGATCGACATAGCGCGCCTTCGTTGAAGACACGCGCCGAGCGCGATCTGCACGCTTTCCCATCGCCTGACAGTGCTTGCACCTCCGGATGGGCGGGTTATGCGTAGGGCATGGCCCGTGGTATTTGAGCGGCGGCGGAGGCATCAGGTCACTCCGAACGACTGCGCGTTGCGCATGGCGAGCAGCAACATGCGGCAATCCATCTGCTGACTGTGGGTAGGCGCATACACGCTCAGCCACTTCAGGTTCTCGATGGCGAGCTCGCGATCCTCAGGAGTCGCGTAGTACGCGAGCGCACGAGAAATCCGCGCGTGCGTAGCTGAGTTCGGCAGCTCGGAAGCTTGGCCGGCTATCTTCAAGTCGTCACAAACCGCGGCACTGTCAGATGCCATGTAGACCCACCGTTGCCCGCGCCCTTCGAGGGGCTGCGTGGCGTTTCAAATCAGTTCAGGCACACTCAAGGTCCACGGCCGCCCTCCTCCACCACAGATTCGGGCGGCCGCGAACACGGAGACCAAAATGGACGAAAAAGAAACGCGCCAGCTCATGGCGCTGTTCTCGGCATATGCGCTGGCAATTGCAGCGCTCTTCGAGACGCATCCGCAGCCCGAGCAACTTCGCTCAGCATTCGCAAGGCTTGCTGCCGAAGGGACGCCGAACCGCGATGAAGATCAGCACACGCACGAAATCTTCCAGGCGGCGATCGAGACGCTTCAGCGCTCGATACGCTGATGGAAATGGCGCAATGACGAAAAATTGCTATTGGCAGGCGGATCACAGAACGCCCCGTCGCTGTGTTCGGTAGGTGACATAGCGGGCGCGGTGAGTGCCGCCAGAAAATAAATTGGTCGCGACGTGAGATAAATTTCCCGTATCGCGCAGTAATGCCCGGCGCGCCTGCGCGCGCTGAGCTAGAGCGCGGCATGCATGGATTGCGTTCGAACGATTAGCGGACGAGCTGCATCGAAATGCAGACAACACTGGACTGTCCGGTGGTAACCTGTCATGACCCTGACAAGTAGAAGAGCGCAGTCGCGGGAGCGGGAGTAAACCTGCGGCGAGGATGCGCGAGAGCAGCGGATGCTCGCGATAGCCACGCATCGATTCCACGGAGAGATTCGAAATGCCAGTTGTCACCCGCCTACCCTTGCCGGCGTTGCCGTGTCGCGCGGAGCGTTCAGGCGATTTAGAAGAGCAGCCGAAACGGCCACTCGCTTCCGTCGTGCCGCTGCGATCACGGCGTCCCAAGATTCGGGCGGGATGCGCCCCCTTTGAGACCACTTCGCGACGCGCTGATAGGGCAGACCTAGGTCTCGCGCCATCTCGGCCTGTGAATCCCAGATCCCGAATATGTCTTGAAGGGCTCGCATTCCCCGAGTTAATCATGGACGATAAATCCATGCAACCATGGACAAGTCTACAACTGACACTTCCGGAACCTCCCCGGACAATACGTGTCGTGGGTAGACCACCAGACAAACTGACCCCGGCCAGCTATCGCGCGGCTTTCTATGGCCGCGTTAAGACGGCCAGGGAGCTCTATAGCGACGACTATAGAGAGATGGCCCGAGCGCTCGGGATACCGGACGGCACGTATTACCGCTATGAAACGCGCACAATGCTGCCCCACCACCTAATTCCGCGCTTCTGCCAGATCACGGGCGTCAGCGCGGATTGGCTCTTCCGCGGGCCCACAGCGGCTCGTGCCTTGACATCCAATCGCCCGGCCACCGGGACCGATCCCTCGTAACTAATTGACCCGCCGAGGACCGCAATCGCGGTTCTTTGGCGCGCCCGTCGCTTGGATAAATAATCCTTGCGTTCATGGATGATTTGTCCATACACTCCGTCCCACACGCTGACAAACCAGCGCGGAGGGCGAGAAAGTGGCAACCGACCAGACCGCAACAAGGGAAGAGAGGATCAGCTACACGCCGGGCCCGTGGAATGCGGGCGACGGTAAGGGTAACGGCTCTCTGCTGATGGTCTATTGCGATGACTCGCTGGGCTGCCGGATCGCAGATTGCAGCAACCCCGGGCACCTCATCACTCAGCAGCGGGCCGAGGCGAATACGAAGCTGATCGCCGCCGCTCCCGAACTGCTCCAGTCAGTGCGCGAGATCCTCGGCTGGTATGTCGAGGGCGGTCATGCGGTGCCTCGCGTCTTCATCGACCGAGCGAATGCAGCCATCGCCAAAGCGGAGGGCCGCTCGTGAGCACCGAACGCTCTCAGGCAACCAGTAGGCCGACGACTCCGCTCCACCAGTTTCGGGAAGCGGTCGCGCAGCGACTCCAGAAGGTTCCGTTCGGCTGGGGTGGCGAAGCTGGATATCAGCTCGCCAGTAAGTACGGTGATCTCATCGAGCAGTATTGGAACGAGGGGGAGCTGGTCGATGACACCGCTCACGCCGTCCATCGCTTGCACATGGGGCGCGGAGTGAAGTCGGTCGTTCCAGTTTCTCGCGCGACGCTGGTCGCCGCCGGTTGCGTATTCAACAAATACTTCAACGCCGATGAGCGGGACCAGAGCGAGCGTCAGGGTGACCGAATCGACATGTTCCGGAGGGAGATATGACTTCCTCCCAAGAAAAACTGGAGTCATGCCCACATTGCGCGGCGGCGGCTGATGGCGGGACCGTGCATATCGTTGATGTCGGCGCTGCTCAGGTGCATGTGCTTTGTGATTTCCGCCTCGGGGGATGCGGCGCAAGCGGCGGAGTCCGCGAAACGCACGTGCAGGCTGCGGCTGCCTGGAATAGACGGTCATGACTACCCCCGTAGAAGTCAGCGCGTCATTCGCGCCTGGTCAGCGTGTGATCTACACGCGCATGCAGCGGCCGGTGAATACCGAATGGCCAGCCACGTACCTGCGCGAATCGGAAACCGCCAAGGGGCTGATGCACGTTATCGCGCTGGATGCAGCGCCGAAGCCGCGCACCGTTGGCCGCGAATCAATCAGGGCCGCATGAATGTTCTCGATACCTTCAGCGGCATTGGCGGCTTCTCCCTCGGGCTTGAACGAGCCGGGATGCGAACGATCGCCTTCAGCGAAATCGATCCTTACTGCTGTGCCGTGCTCGCCAAACGTTGGCCAAGCGTTCCGAACCTCGGAGACATCCGGACGGTTACAGCAGACCGATTGGGTGGGCTTGGACGAATCGATCTCGTCTGCGGCGGATACCCCTGTCAGCCCTTCAGTGTCGCCGGAGCTCGCCGAGCGCATCAGGATGACCGCCACCTCTGGCCGGAGCTGCGTCGAGTTATTGCACTCGCGCGACCCGCTTGGGTCCTTTGCGAGAACGTTGCTGGTCACATCAGCCTGGGCCTCGACGAAGTGCTCGCTGACCTGGAAGGTCTCAGCTACACCCCGCGGCCGTTTGTTATTCCAGCTTGTGCCGCAGGGGCTGACCACAGACGGGATCGCGTCTGGATTATTGCCCACGCTGACGGCCAGGGACCACAAGAGCGATTCGTGCACGCCGGAATATCGGGCGAAGCGCGATGCGATGACGATGGGCAAAACCCTTCCGTGGACGATGGGTGGCTTGCTGAACCCGCGGTGGTGCGAAGGCCTCATGGGTTTCCCATGCGATCACACCGCATTAGAGCCCTCGGAAATGCCGTCTATCCGCCGCTCGTTGAAAAGATCGGCCGCGCAATCCTCGCGCAACATCCCGGATGACCTTGTTGCTGGAGAACAGAAATGACTCCCTACGACGACCTGATTCGCGATTTCGCTTTCGAGCGCCGCGACTTCAACCGCCAGCCGATGACGAACAAGGAGCTGGCCGTGATCGCGGATGCGTACCCGGGCGAGATCATCGCCGAGCCGCTGGGCGACTTCTACGGTCACGTGGTCAGCGTGCTCAAGGAAGGCGCGAGCCAAGCGGAAGTCGGCGCCGTCGTGCTGGGCATCATGAAGGGCAAAGCCCGCGCCTTTATCGCGAAGGATATACGCGCTGCCCGTGCCCAGCTCGACGCCGAAGAGACCGAAGACCGCGAATACGAGAAGGGGGCCGCATGAGTCTCTTGAGCATATTCACTCGCGAATGCTGGATCGACGACACCGAGGTGCGCGCCGCCGTGAAGCGCGTACCCGAGTCCGGCATCAAGGCTATGCAGCAGGCGCGACTCTCCGCCATCGCGCTGGAGAACGACCGCGAGGAACTGCGCGCCGATCTGATGCGCCGATTGCGGCTGAATCAGGAACAGCGCGACCGGCTGCACACCGCGCTCGACGAATTGGATGCGCTTCGAATCCTCGAAACCAAGTCATAGGAGACGAACATGCTTCTCGCCCTACTCGCGATGCTGACGCCGAACTACCTGCCTGTCACCTGCGGCAAGCCCTACACGGAATACACCGTGGGCGAGCAGAACACGGACGGCACGTACTCCGGCCGCCTATACGAATCCACGAGCTGCTCAAGCAGCGGGCGCGGGGCGAAGCCGCATCGGTATGCGACCTGCCAGGCCGTGGTCTGGGACGCGAATGGCTATGTGGTATCGCACTCGCTCATCTGGACGGACACGGGGCTGAACGTGCGCGGTGCTGGGGAGTGCTTCCAGTGAGCAAGCAGACGAAGTCGATCAATAGGCAGTGCGAACACCGCTCCCAATGCTGCCGTGACGGTGTCATCGGGGTCTATCGATGGTCTGACGGTGAGACCGACGTAAACCTCGACAGACCTATGAAGGTCTTCTGCGGCCAGCACAAGCCGCGCCTATTTCGCGGCCAGAACCTTCGCAACGTAAGGATCGCGCGATGAATGCTCCGCTGGCTGACGATCAGAAGGTCGATTCGCTCTCCCTGAAGTGGGGAACGCTCAAGAGCTGGGACATCCATAGCGAGACGGGCAAGGCGCTGCTGAAGCGATACCGCGAGATTGGCTGCTCGGCGAGCGCCATGGGCCAGCACGACACACCGGAGCAGAAGGAAATCATCTGCCAGCTGATTGATGGCTGTGCGGAAGATATCTATCTCGACTGGGATGGCGAGTACGTCTCGAAGGAAAAGGCGAAGGAGTACGTCCGTGGCTACAAGTGACGTTCTGGCCAATGAAGAGCAGTTACCGAACGCAGCGCGGACGCTCGCCATTCTTGCCCTTCAATCCGATCGATACGGCAAGGACGCGGGCTTTCGCGATGCCGTTGATGACGTGCTGTTACTCACGCGCCCGGTCGCTGAACGGGCCTGCGACGAGATACTGACCGCACTTCAGGAGGTCAAGTGATTTTCATCTGGTCATTGACGCTCTATCAGAGCGCGAAGGGTTATCGAGTCGTCATCAAGGGCGATGGCCACACGGTTACCGGCGAAGGTCCGACACCACAGAGCGCGCATCGCTCCGCCGAATGTCAGCTCGTAATGAAGCCGTGGGTGTGTGCAGAACGGGAGTCTCGCGAAAATGGCTGATCCGGGTATTTGCTACTGCGGCGCATATGGCGGCGGCGTGCATACGAAGTCGGCTCGCTGTGATGGATCACGCGAAACAGACGCTCCGCTCACCTCAAAACAGCGTTGCCCACATGGCATTAGTCTGACCGCGAATCCGCCGTGTCACTTCTGCGAACACGCGCGACAGCGCGCCATTGCCGAGAATTTCGCCGCGTATATCGTTGGCGAGCATCCAGGCATCGCGCACGATGATGACCATAACGTTTCGTCGTTCATGCTGGAGTTCGGCGGTAGACCCGTTCCCGAGACGGGATGTCTCGAATGGCGGCCGATCAATACCGCGCCGCTCGATGAGTCGAACGTGTGGGTGGCATGCGCTGATGCCATGCGCCCTGCTTTCTGGAGCAAGCACGATCGCGCGTGGGTTGATGCGGTGGATGGGTCGTGTGTCAGTGATCGATTCACTCCAACTTACTGGCAGCCGCTGCCTGTACTACCTCCGAAAGCCTCAGTGCAGCCCGAGGCGCCTGCGGGTACTGAGTGGCCCGAATACACAACCGCGGTCGGCGAAGCGGGTCACGCCTACCTGAAATCAGTGTCACTAGATGGCCGATACCACCTATCCGGAATATTCCGCTGGTACGAGCTGTGGGATGCCTTGAATCGAGCTGCTCGGAAAACAGGATCAGCTCCGGAAGACCCGCATGGCGATCTCCCGGTGGAGTTGAACCCATGATTGGCTTCCTCGGCATCTACCACGACACGAAACGCTCGGTCACTTTGCGTCCGATCCCAAATTTGGCGACCGACCTACGGGATCACCACTTACGCGCGCGCTGGCACCGATTGCTGACGCGGTGGCTACGTCATGTCCGTTGATGACAAGAAGCTGTCGAATCTGCGCGAGCAGTGCGAGTTCAACGCGATCAGCGATGACCGACGCGTGGAGTGGTGGCAGCTCGTCGAGGCGCTGACCGAACTTGAGATCCGACGCAAGAAGGATCAGGAGGCGCTCGGTGGACGATGACGACCAGAGCGCTGCCGAGGCTCACCAGCAAGAGCTTGAGCAGCGGGAGCTGGAAGAACGATGTCGCAGGCTCCGCATAGAGCTGCGTGATGAGACCAGACTTTTCGAACGCGAAACAAACGAACACCACGAGAGGGTGAGGAGATTGTATGCCGAAGGTTAGCGAGATGATCCAGTCGAAGTTCCTGCGCAAGGAGGACTTCGAGGATGGAGATCAGGTACTGACCGTCAAGGGTGTGAAGCTGGAAGACATGCCCGGTGACGATGGTCAGCAGAAGTGGGTGCTGTACTTCCGCGAGCTGCCCAAGGGAATGGCCCTCAATTCCACGACCATCCGCGTGCTCGAGAAGGGCTTCGGCGACGATTCGGATTTGTGGATCGGCAAGCGCGTCATGGTCTATGTCGACCCGAACGTGACGTTCGGCGGACGCTTAGTGGGTGGCCTGCGCCTGCGTACGCCGAAGGTGGCGCCAGCCGCCGCAGCGGCTCACCCGCCGACTGCGGCCCAGCAGGCGCCCGCTGGTGAGTTCTCAGACGATATCCCATTCTGAGCCATGCCAAGCGTTGCCGACATGATCCGTGTGATGGCTCCCGAGTGGAGCCAAGCCGACACGCGTCGGGCAACCGCCTACGTGCATGAAATGTTGGACACCATCAACACCTGGGATGAATCGGCTATCCGCGACCGGATGCGCGAGCTCGTTTCTGACGATCGCGTGTTTGCGGCGGTGGTGTACTCAATGCTGCCGCGCCCGGTCCGGCAGCTCCTCGATGAGAGCCAGCGATGAAAGAATATCTGCTGCCGATCTTCAATCGCGAAATCGTCATCCCGCGCATTGCGGCGTGTCTGGCTGCCCTGAAGCCCGGCAAGGCGTTCCGCATCATCATCAAGGAAGAGCTTGATGACCGTACGACCCAGCAGAACAAGTACCTGAACGGCGTACCGTACAAGCTGCTCGGCGAGCACTTCGGCTACGAGCGCGACGAGATCAGCGAGCAGATGTGCGGCCTGTACTTTGGCTGGCGAGAGAAAAAGGTCCCGCGTACTCCTCACAATCGCAGCGGCATCAGAGACGTACCAATGCGAACGACAACGACTGATGAGAATGGCGCACGAGACGTGTTGAGTACGCGGGACTTCTGGACCTATGTCGAGTTCCTGCAGCGATTCGGCGCCAAGTATGGCGTGCTGATCCCTGATCCTGACCCGAACTACAAGCACCTTCTGCGCGAGCAGGAACAGCAGGAGCGCGCAGCTTGAATATCACCGAGCTTGCTCGCGACCGATCCTGCGAGATCCGGGCTCCAGGCGAATGCCTGCCGGGTACGGAGACGGTCGTCCTCTGCCACGTACGCCTGCCGGACCTTTCTGGCATCGGCTTCAAGGCTCCGGACTGGCTCGGTGCGTTCGGCTGCAGACGGTGTCACGACCTTGTAGACGGCCGGGCCGGCGATTGGGAGACATGGCCTGGCTGGCGTCGCGATCTGCTACTACTTGAGGGTACGGCGCGCACGCTGGTCATCCTCATCAACGAAGGCGTGATCTACGTGCCCGAGGTGCAGCACCGCGTGGCGAAGCTGCAGAAGATCGTACCTCGGCGGCTGCCGGGAAGTCTGCTGGCACAACCCAAACACAAGAACTGCGACTGCATGGAGTGTCGACCATGGACTTATTGACCTCACGCCCTTGCTGGCATCTGAAGAACGAGCCGAAGTGCCCGGCGAACGCACGCACCGGCGAATGCCCGATCTGGTTTCCCGGCAGCTACGTCATGCACATGCATGAGCGCGGCACGGTATTCAAATGCGAGTTCTGGCGTGTGCCTTTTAACGTGGAGCGCAAGTCATGACTGACAACGCGGGTTATCGCCCGACAGACGATTCCGCCCTTCGATGGGAGGACACCCACTGCACCAAGTGCGGCGAACGGGATCGCGCCTGCATCTGTCCGAAACCCACCGCGCTCACCGATCACGGCGCGATCGATCGCCTGAACGCCGCGCTTGATTCTGGATTCTGTGCGCTGTCCCAACGCCAAAGTCCGCCCGCGGATGCGCCGACATCTGTGCCAACTTCCCCGGGCGGCACCGGGCCAGGAAAATTTGCGAGCGACGAGGGTTAAATGGTCGTTAGTTCAAAGCACAGAATGCCGACGCCTAGAGCGTCGGAGGCTAGGGGTACAGCGCCGAAGTCCCTACGACCGTCGCGCAAAGCGATAACACCCTTGGAAAGGCGCCTTGCTCGTCGAGCGAAGAAGGCGGGCGCGCGAGTAGTAAGCGCCGCAAGAAAGCCCATATGAGCGTTGAACTCGACTTGGTGTGTCATGACTGCCGAAAGCGCGTCTGGGCCGGCTCTGATGGCATGAGCGGGCACCAATTCCTGTCGTCTAACCCCGACGAGATGAAGGCGCTTGGTCAGTTCCTGTACCGCCATCAGGGACATCGACTCACATACCAGAATAGCCAGATGCACGAAGATGATTACGAGCGAGAGACCGCAACTTGCTGAGCGCGTCGAATGAATACACCTAGTGGGCCTTTGCCGCGCAAGCGGTGGCAGAGTCATGACGCCGAAGACGTGTGTGAGCGTCTAGGTACTGTTGCAGCCTCGGCGCATGTTGGCCGATCACCTGCTCTGCTCACACTGCCGGCCCCATACGCCCGGGCGATGAAGCGCCTCCCACGAGCCCAGAGTCCCACGGCGGGAGGTTTTGCCGTGGGACGCCTGCGAGAGTTACTCGCATGACCGGATGTAGCGATTACGAGCGATGGGTCGAAATGATCATCAATGGCAAACCCAAGAAGGAGATCAAAGTGACTGACGAATCAATCGAGCAGGAGATCCAGCGCAAAGGGCTCACTGCCCCGCGCGTGACGCCCCAGCGCATCGAGGACGTGATCGCGGAAGAGTACGTGTTCACGGCGGCCTCGGCGCTGAAGGGCACGCCGGGCGAATCCTCGCAGGCCTGCGGGCTGCTGACGCTGTGCGTGCTGGTGCTGAAGAACGGGTTCACGGTGACCGGCGAGAGCGCCTGCGCGAGTCCGGAGAACTTCAATGCCGAGCTAGGCCAGCGCATCGCCCGCGAGAATGCCAAGCAGAAGATCTGGGCACTCGAGGGCTACGCGCTGAAGGACCGCCTGCACGAGCAGAAGGCGAAGGCGGCATGATGAACAGGCCCGTCAACAGCAATGCGGGCGGGCCTGACCCGCAGGGCACCGAAGAGTGCGTATGGAATCCGGAAGATCCTGGGAATGAGTTCTTCTTCACTACCGGATGCGGGGAGCGTGGCGTCAACAAAGAGGACAGCTACAAGTTCTGCCCCTACTGCGGCAAGCCCATGCACATTCAGCTTGCCACCGATCTGGTGACTTCATGACCACTGACCACCAGTGCACGATGATCCCGGTTCAGCCGAATACGGGTGTTGTCATCAAGGACCATGAGGGCTACTTCTGTCCGTGGTGCGAGATCGAGCACCTCAAGAAGGCCCGCGACCGCGATCACCAGCAGGCATGGGAAAACGGCGCCGAGGTTCTGCGCCTGCGCGCCGATCTTGAGATCCAGAAGGTCAATGCGACCGCCGTCCTTCAGGCCCAGCACGAGCGGGACTGCGCGGTAGAGAAGCTGGCGGAAGTCCAACGCGATTTGCGTCGAGCGATGGCCGCTCTCGTTCGGAATGGCGTCGAGAACATGGCGGTCGAGCCGCCCTATGACGGTATAGCTGTTCCCGATGTGGGAGATAGCAAGTGAAGCTCGACCTACGCCCGCGTTGCGAGCGCTGTAAGAAGCTGCCAAGAGGCAAGCTGAATCAGGCCAACTTCGAACGCTACAAGCCCTATTGCAGCTACCACTGTCAGGAGTGGCACCGTCTGGAGCTGGCATCCGAGTACGTGCGCAACATGCCGGCATACTTGAAGTGAAACAAGGCACAAGGGGATGACGCATGACAGAGCTACGCACCTGCGGCTGCATCAAGATGGTCAACAAAGAGCTGGCCCAGTACAACACCGCCATCGACACCGTCATGACGTTCGGTGCGGGAAAGATTCGAGAGCGGCTCTGCGTGCCGACCAGCAAGGTCGACAAGAAGAAGCGTGGCACTGCCATGAAGGTATTCGCCACCTACTGCCCGATGTGCGGTGTGGAGATCCCCAAGGACCCACCGAAACAACCGAGCGAGCCAGAGAGTTTGAAATGAGCGAACCGACACGAGAGCAAGCACGCGCGCTCAACGCAAATGCGGTAGCGCTGATCGAAAAGCTGCTGGAGAAGCACACCCTTGCAGTCCTTGAGGTTTTGCGCGAGGAACTTGCGGCACGCGACAGGCGGCTAGCGGCGGTCCGCAGAGAAGTTGAGACGGTGCGGGAATTTCACTTCTCCATCAACCCACCTAATACCGGTCTCGCAGCTGGATTCAATAGCATCCTTCGTGAGATCGATGGAGCTTCTGGCAATGGAACTTGAAGTATGAACGAAGAAGAAGCGAAAGCCCTGTTCCTGCTGGCCGGGTTCAACGTGACCCGGTTCCATCGGCTGGAAAACCAGTACTGGCCTGAGGCCTACGTTGAGGAGCGCAAGCGTTCTCCCTGGTGGCTGGCCTTAACGGAGTTTGGCCCGATCAAGATCGGTTGGCGCAAGCGAGTGATTTCGATCAACTGGGAAGACACGCCATCGCGCGTGTTAGTCACCGAGGACGACGTTACGAAGGAGCCGACGCTCGTGCATGCGTGGTCGTATGTGAAGGCGCTTGAATATCTGACCACACTAGCCGCCGCACAACACGCGGTAAGAGCCGCTCTCAGCGCACCAGTAACCACGGAGAAATGACATGCCGAAGTTCAGAAAGAAACCTGTCGAGATCGAGGCGTATCAGATCCCGCCGTACAACCACGAGGCAACACGCGAGGCGCCGCCGTCGTGGCTGGTCGATGCGCTGGTTAGCGGCAATGCGCAGGCATGCCCTGGCGGCGGCGTTGAGATCAAGACGCTGGAAGGCACAATGCTCGGAGAAGTCGGTGACTGGGTCATTCGGGGTGTGAAGGGAGAACTGTACCCCTGCAAGCCTGACGTATTCGCCGCTACGTACGATCAAGCGGCCGGCGAGCCGATGCCATGCTGGTGCCCCTATTGCGAGCAGCCGCACAGCGTCGCTCAGCGGCACAACAAGTAACCGTGCCTGCGAATCATCAGGAGTAATTCACATGTCTGAATCCGCTCAGCAGCGCAGGCTGCCGCCGAAGTCCGATCTGGATCGCGTGAACGATCTGATCACGTGGTATGAGAAGTTCAAGCCACAGGCCGGCAAGCAGATTCAGGTCAATGTTGGCCCGCGCCAGCTGGCGAAGATGCTCGGTATCGCCATCCAGAAAGATGGGAAAGGTAAGGAGATCGTGCCGTCAACTATGCAGCCACATCGTGGCAGAATCCTTATCGCAACCGGCGATCCGCACAAGTGAGCGCTGGTCAACCAAAATGAAAGCAGCAAAACTCATCACCCAAGTGGCCTGGGTCGTCGCGGCCTCGCTGATCCTCGGTACGCTTTGGGCTGATGCCCAATCGCGTCAGCGCACCGAATGCTATCGGCGCGCGAAGGCTGTCGCAGAATGCCAGCAACCCGGGCGCGTCGAGCGCGCGATCCGCTGGCTTTACTCGTAACTCACCTTGTCGCGAGGATATATGACGAACAGATGGCGTATGTTTTGGCAGGTGATCGCAATCGCTTCAGGAGCGGCTTTCATCACTGCGACCATTTGGATGGGAGTCAAGATTCTCTCATGACAAAACAGAAAGTACAGCTACCGCTGACCTGCGACGTCCATCCTCATGATGGCTACGGGTCCAGCAAGGACGTCCCCTGCCCATGGTGTGAGATCGCTAAGCTCCGCGAGTGGCATACAAACGGCCGCGCCAATATCGAGTACCAGGGCGATGTCGTTCGAATTTGCCAAGGCCATCATGAAAGACACGAGCCGTGCTCGTTCTTAGAGTATCGACTCGCAGTCGAACCGGCGATGAAGCAGGAAGGAGATTGCATTCACTGCGGGGGCGAGCACGAATGACAAAGGATGTAACGAGATACGAGATCCTCGACCGAAACGGGAGCGACGAAAACGTCAGCGGACATCCGCGCGAGGACGGCGAGTGGGTGCGCTACGACGACATCAAGCACCTGCTACAACCCGAACCGTCAGTAACTCTCACTGAAATGAGCTTCACGGCTCGCGAAGATGAACCGATCCAAGGTACCGCGCAGTTCAAAGGCGACGCGGTGAAGGAATGGGCCGTGTCGATGGTGCAGTGGTTCCGCGAGAAAGGCGGCATCAACTATGTTGCCTGCGATCTGAGTGACCCGACCACGGGCGAGCGCTTCGAGATCACAATGCAGAAGGCTGGCGGACGCACGCCCGCACAGGATCTTGCCGAAATGCGAGCTGCACTAAATCGGGCCGAACCGCCCGCGGGCGACCCTGAAATCGAAGCACTTTGCGCACGCCTGAAGTCTGGTGAGTACGATGGCGCCGACATCATGAAGGCGTGGATCGCGTTACGCGCTCTGAACCGGGGAGCGAGTACGTGACGAACCTTATCGTAGCTGAGGAGAAACGGACGTGAGACCAAGTCTGAACATCGGCTGGCCGCTAAGCGCGGTGCCCATTGTGGTTTATGAGCACATCGACGGTCCTTACTTGCGATGCAGGGATGGGCAAATGCACTGGCTGACTCTCTGGGAGAGATTGCTATTGGCGCTCGGACTTACCAATGCGGCGATGCTGGAAGCGAAGCACTGGGCGCGACCGAATGGCCACTGAAGAAGATCTCGGCGGGATCATGTGCCCCGGCTGTGATCAGCCGACTGGCGTCGAGTGCGATTGGCAGATGAATTATGGCCCTCACATCTGCCCTCATTGCAAAGCCGAATTCGAGATCTTTGACATTGAAGAATTCTGGACGGGTTCGGACGAGGTGCCGGTGTGTAAAGCGAGACTTACTGGGAGAACCGGAACAGCTCATGAGTAAGTGGAATCGAACTTCGAAGAAAAAGCCGTCCGAGCCGTATCACGACGTGCTGGGCTGGGACGCTAAGCGTGGATATTTGGTCTGCTACTGGTACACGCACGCCAGTGGGAAAGTCATGTGGACGGTTAATGGCACCTCTGGCGGACCAGTGAAGCCGCCGGCTCACTGGTGTGAGCTACCCCAGAAACCTCAGCGTCGAGGCACAACCGGAGCAGGTACATGACGATGGATGAGGCCAAAGCTCGAAAGATTTTGAGCGAGTACGTTCAGCCGGACAACTCGCTTGGGGGCGGCATCTGCTTTGTAAGCTGGCCTCGCCACGGGGACTCGCGAACCATCTGCCTTGATGGCGATTTCAGCGCCGAGGACCTCGAAGCCCTCGCATGGTGGATGCGACACGCTGCGCGTCGAGGATCAGCTCATGAGTGACTGTCAGCTTTGCCCGGTCGAGCCCGAGTGCCACTACCCCTACAAGCCATGCGACTGTGTGCATCAGCGCAAGTTTTGGAGTGCCGAGCGCGCCGCAGACGAGGCTTTCCGAAACATGGCTTCATCCGGCTCCATTCCAGTGGACGATCTGACGCTGCGGCGGCTAAAGCGCAAGATCGAAACAAGGTAGCGGAGAATGAAGTCGTGCTGACGGAACAGGAAGCCCTAGAACTCATCTGTAAGGCGCTCGCTATCCACGACGCCCAGCGGCCCGTTCCGTCCTGCGTATCGGTTACCGAGGCAGCGAAGATGCTCAAGGTGAGTCGCAGCACGCTTCTGCGACTGAAGCTGCCGCGGAACGAAGTCGGCAAGATTCCTTACGAGGCCGTACTTGCGGCGCGAGCTGCAAGATAATTCGACCACCACTCCATCATCTGTCTCCGCTCATCAAGATACTCAGCTCGGTTGTACGCTTCCCGAACTTCGTTGGTTTCCTTATGGGCGAGCTGGCGCTCGATAGCGTCCGGGGACCATAGCTTCGATTGATTCAGGATCGTGGAAGCAACCGCGCGAAACCCATGTCCCGTCATCCTCCCTTTGTAGCCAAGCCGGTACAGCGCAAAAAGCAGCGTGTTATTGCTGATCGACGCATTCCGGTTGACGGGCGAGGCCAGCACGAACGGGCTCTCGTCTGTAATCGGGCGCAGGGAGTCCAGAATCACGCGCACGCGCTTCGAGATCGGAACGACGTGCGGTATGCCCGCCTTCATGCGCGCCTCTGGAATAACCCACACATCGTCTACGAACTCGTCCCAGCGGGCTCCAATAAGCTCGGACGTACGTACAAACGTGTGTGCGAGCAGATGCAGGCCGATGCGCGTAATCAGTTCCGGGTAGGTGTCGATCGCTCGAAGGAGCGCCGGCAGCTCTTCTGGCGTCACGGCCGCCATGCGCTTCTTCTTCACCTTCGGCAGGACCCGAGCAAGGCCGGCGCCTGGATGGCTGTCGATGTCACCATGATCCACGGCGTTGTCGAGAATGGCGCGAATGCGCTGGCCCACCCTGTGGGCCGTTTCAATGATGTCCTTGTCAGCGACCGCGCGGACTACCTTGACGAGCTCGCGGCGAGTCAACTCGTGGAGCTTTCGGTCTTTCAGGTCTGGCAGAACGTAGTCTCGGATGCTCTGCTCGACTGTGCGCAGGTTCGCCGCGTTGGTGAGTTCGGCGGTTTTAAGTTTCAGCCAGCGCTCTGCGGCCTCACCGAACGTCGTTGCCGACCCACCCGCCTCCAGCTCCTTCTCGCGTTCAATCGCCCAGCGCTCAGCCTCTCGCTTCGTCCTGAAGGTCTTCGACTCGCGGGTACCCTTTACATAAACGTGCGCACGCCAGCCGTCACCGTGCGGAAGGATCGATGCCACTGCGTAATTTTCCCCAGCGCCGTGCGTAGCGTGTGCGTAGTTGGGTGGCGCGGGGTGGCATTCTGGGCGTTTCAGCGTGACTCACGCAAGGGGCCAAAACACCGGAAATGCCTTGCTTTGACGCATCCCGTGCGTCACCATGAATCATGGATGGCGGAGAGAGTGACAGCGTGATCGATCGGCAATATGGCCTCCGCGTCGTTCGAGTGCGTAACTGATGCGTAAACTGCGCAATCCTTGGCCCGATCTGCTCCGGCCGCCGCACCCCAACAAGGGCAAACGCCTGAGGCCTCGCCCGGAGAAGCCGGGGCCACATCCTATCGCCCGCCACGGCTCCCTGCTCATCCTCGAGGTCCGCGACGAGCGCGGCAGGAAGGCGCTTCGGTACGTCCGGGATGCCGCCTGATGGGTCCGCGTCCGAAAGACATCACAGGTCAGCGCTTCCACAAGCTTATCGCGCTGGAGTTGGTTCAAGAGTGGAAGGGGAAGCGAGATCGCGTCCGCATCTGGCGTTGCCAATGCGACTGCGGGAACGAGGTGCTGGTGAAGCAGCGCTATCTATACGATGGCGCGAGCGTCACGAAGTCATGCGGCTGCATCGTCGGCAAGCACAAGCGTACGCATGGCGCGACAGGCACCGCTGAATTTGGAGTTTGGAGCAGCATGCGCGCTCGGTGCGGTCCTGGCGGGCATAAGGACTATGCAGGTCGAGGCATTAGCGTCTGCGAGCGTTGGGCGAAGTTCGAAAACTTCCTGTCTGACATGGGGCCGCGACCGTCGCCGCTACATTCTATTGAGCGCATGGATAACGATGGCGATTACGAGCCCGGCAACTGTCGCTGGGCTACTGACGTCGAGCAAAGTAATAACCGCCGCAGCAGCCTACGCTTGTCGTTCCGGGGTGAAACCCGTACAGCTGCGCAATGGGATCGCTACTGTGGCTTCCGCCCTGCAACTATCTGGAAGCGCCTGAATGCCGGCTGGACGCTTGAGCGTGCCATTACCACACCGCTTCTCCCTCCCCAGCTGCGTCGGGCTGGCATCACAGGACCATTGCCGTGACCGACCTCTGGTGGAGGCGCGCTGTGAGCGGAACGAGCACGTCCGGGCCTGCGCAGAGCTGCACGAAGCTGGCTCCCATGACGAAGCCCGTGCTGAGCTCCGACTCGCCGACGAAGCGCAGGAGCGCATCTCACTGCTCGAGCACGCTCTGCGGGATCTCGCGTGATCGAAGTATCGACCATCGAACAGCTCCTCGCGGCCGGCTAGACGGTCAATCTCTATTGCTCGAAGTGCAAGCGCTTCGGTCCAGACATGGACCTGAAGGCATACGTCAAAGCGGGCAAGGGTCATCTACGACCCGCCGACATCGGCCTCAAGCATCGCCGCTGCCAAACGGTTCTATCGCTAACAATCAGGCCGCCGAAGTACTTCGGCAAGTAGATCTGCGACTCACATCACGGCGGAATGATGCCGGTGAACAGCCGCACTCGTGCCTATAATCCTTACACACGCCCTACGGAAGAAACGGGCAAGGAGAAGAAGAATGGATCAGCAGGTAGAGCCGAAAACTCGGCAGCAGGGGAACACCGAGAACGCTTGGTATAAGTGGGAGGTCGACTACAAGGAGGCGCGATCATCGGGCGCGCTACTTGGGCGGATGCTCCTCTTTTTTCCTCTCATCATTTGCGTCATCGTGATCACGCCGTTACTGCTGCTCGGTGGATTGCGGCCAGTTCGGTGGTTGTGGATCAAGGTTATGGGCGATGGTTCTACCAGCTAAATCTGGCCGCCCGCTTGCTGGTGATTCTAGTGCCTCAATGCCTGGTGGTGAGGCATTCGCAGCCGGCAGGCGGGCTGTCAGGTCACGCCTTTAACCTTCTCAGCGGTACGCAACGTTCCGAGTCCTAGCATGCCTGCGAGCAACGTCATTAGCGTTCCCATGTCGAGCTCCGGGAATGCGAGCGGATGCCCCAGAAGCGACGCAACCCATGTGGCGAGCGGACCCACGAGAAACTGCACGCCGAGACCCACGCCACAGATCCAGCCGACGAATGGGCGCCAGCCGGAGCGGAAGAAGTCTGGCGATTGCGCCTCGGCCTGATTGACCTGAATTTGCGCCAGATCGCGCTGCAACTGCGCATCGATATCCTTGAACTCACCCGCCTGCGCTAGCTTCATTGCTTCCAGTTGCGCGGCAGCCTTTGCCTGCGGGTCTGGGATGAGCTTGTCGATGATCTTCAAGACAGGCCCAGCAACAATGTCGAGAACGTTCACGACCACTCCCCGGTGCGTAGCATCTGCATTTGCCTCTGGGCGCGAGCAGGCGTCTGTCTGGCCCACAATGAATCTAATCCAGCATCCGCGGCGGCGTTGTAGTCGCCTGCGGCGAGGGCATTGCGGAAATACACCCATGAAGACAGAGAGCCGAGCTGGAAACACATCGACACGAGGACCGCCTGCCTGACTTCGTTGCATTGCTCGAAGCCCGACAGCGCCGAGGCTCGCTCACGCGCTGTTTTCAGATCGTGATCCAGCTGGGTATCGATCGCTTCGTCGCACAGACCGCCACCCTTGCGCGCATCGACCATGCAGCCCACGCCAATCGTCCACAGACCGAGCGAGTCCTGATAAGCGTGCGCGATCCGGCCTTCTTCCTCTGAGACCAATCGATGGGCGAGATCAAAACTCATCGCTCTATCCTCGCCTGCCGCTCCAGCATGGAGATCTTGAGCGCATGCTCCGTGACGCGATTTGCGGTCTCGTGGACTGCGCCACGCAGCCCCGTGTCGTGAGTACCGATATCAATCGATAGACGCTCCACTCGTGCCTCCACGCGCGCCATAGCTGCTGCGATCTCTTTGCAGTGACCCACATGGACCCATAGCGCCGCTGCGATTGCACCGACGATGGCCGTTTGCAGTGTGATCACGGCACCGAAGATCCAAAGGGTGACCTCTTGATTCACGGCTTCCGCAAGCGCTTGAACATGATGCGCGCGACCTTCAGCGCATCCAGAAACGAGCAGGTGACCGCCTGCTTGTCCGCGATGTTCTGAAGCGCCGTGCTGTCTGATGGATTGAACTGGCCGGTCTCCACGAGACGTCGAATAATGATCACGCCGCCGCCCCCACCACTCATTTGCGTTTCTCCTGCTGTTTGGCCACTGACTCTTCCGGCTTCTTGACGCCGGCTGCTATCAACTTCGCATCCATCTCAAGCACGTAGTACTCAAGCATTCGTGTTTCTCTTTCCGAGATGCTCGCCTGAAAGATCGCCCAGCATCCGAAGGCAATCGCAAGTCCGGAGACGAGCGTATTCGCCCAGAAAAGACTCGGTGGTACACCCTGAACACTAGCGCTGGCGACGGGACTGTTCTTGCCGCTCGTGCTCTGTGAACCGTTGTTCGAGTCCATCAACGCGTGTCGAGATGCCGGCAAGGTCTGCCCGGGTTGCGTAGGGCTGATCATTGAGCTTCCTGACCTGTTCCGTGAGGGTTGAAACGCGCTCCGTAAGCGTCGCGATAGCTGTTGCAGTAGTCGTGTCATTGCTGTGATCCGTGATCTTCGTGAGCCCCCATGAGCCAAAGGCAATGATGAGTCCAGCGAGGACTACCTGTCCGATGCCGCCTTTGTTGTTCATGCCTTCCCCGTCATCGTCCTCTAGTGCTGCTGAAGTCCCGTCATCCATTGCTCACCGTGCTACGATTCCTGCGCTGGGCAGGGAAGATCACAATGAAATACACAAGGGTCATCACGGCGGCCGTCGTCTTTGTCATGCTTGTCATGGCTCTCACACAAGCCGCTCGCGAGCATCGCGCATGGGAAGCCTTTAAGCTCACGCACCACTGCCAGCTGGTAGCCCGCGAGGACGGCGTCTCGGAGCGCGAGGGCTGGAAATGCGATGACCGGTCTATCCACTGGCATCCGTCCTATTGATGACGGATCTGTCCAGACCACCCATTCATGGACAGCCCCGACAGAGATGTGCCATTGATCACCAATCGCAGCTTGCCGCTGTTGCTCGATGCTGTGACCGCCCATCCTGGCGCACCAGAGTCACCGCGCAGAATCACTCCGGCCGCGAAGATGAACCCATACAGATGCACGGCTGCGCTGTCTGAGCGCGTACCAACGAGATCGAATACCACGTTCATGCGGTAGTCCGACCAGTAAATCTGCGTGTCGATCGTCGAGGTGTTGGTGACGTTCGTTTGTGAGGCAAAGGGCAGCCAGAAGCCCGTTCCGTTATTCAGCGGGCCGCCCGAATATGCGAATGCTGGCGTGTCGAAAGAAGCTGTCTGGTCGATGACCATAGGCTGCCCAAACCCTACGGCCGATGCGTACACCTCTCGTGGCGCCTGAAGACGGACCGAAGCTCCCAGCGTGTATCCCGCCGGAACTTTCAGCGCGGTAGCTATTGCAGTGGTTTCGCTGAATGTTATCCCGGGAATTTCGACGGTGCAGAAACTCGTGGAATCGTTGATGACCACGGTCGCGGTGCCATGCAGGGAATTGGCCGCCCCCCACTTGCCGCCAATCCACAACACTGCATTGATCGCCTGGCCCACATCAAGGAACCAGTTATCATCGATATTCATCTCGCGATTGCTTGATGAGGTGGCATCGATCGCGCGTGTTGTAAGGCCTTCGAAATAGTTTCCTTTGATAGTCGCCCCGAGAACAGGGCCAAGCACGAGCCCTGTATCGAGACCTTCCGCAGTATTACCGACGAAGACAAAACCGCCACCGGTACCGAAGGAGTAACCGATCCCCGTCGTGTTGGCGGCACCGCCTGCCGCTGAACATCCCTGCACAACAATGGCGTTTGTAAGACCCGAGAAGTCATACAGAACGTCGCCCGCTCCGATCGAAATGACCTGCGTATCGAGGTTTCGATAACGCGAGGCGAAGCATCTATTAGCGAGTAGCGTGTGAGTGACATCTTCAAAGCGCATGTCACTCAGCTCACATCCATAGATAAAGTTCTTCAGCCGGAACGCGTATTGGCAGGACTTGTAGATACCGCCCTTTATAACCGTCGCGTAGTGCGACTGCGTTTCATCCGGGTCACTGAAATTGGATGAGCCACCAGTCGAGACTGACCCGTGGCCGCTTTCGAAGATGGTTCCGATGCCTTTCCCCTGGCCGATAATTGTGCAGCCATAGAAGGAAATGCAGAATCCGCGATGGGCATTACCGACATCCTGCGGGATGTATACGACAGACCCGACCTTGATCTGGCCCGGCGGATCGCAGGTGACGGTCGTGCCATCCCTTGCGGCGACATCGAGCGCTTTACGGATGGCGGCCGAGTCATCTGTGGCGCCATCAACGGCTGCTCCGTAGCGACGGATATTGCCGGGTCGATAGGCGCGATTTGACGGCGTAATACCAAGATCGATTTCAGTTTGTGTGCGCTTTAGGGAGTCTAAGTTGGTGGTCACATCCTCGATGATCTGGGTGCTGCTGATGAGCCTTGCAGGAACATCAGGGACATCATCCAGCAGCGAACCCGTCGCACTCAGGATCTGAACGCGATAATTGAAAGCCGCATCAGGGTCGAGCCAGATGACCGGGAAGTAGCCATCATCATCAGCTAATACCGGCTGCGGGTGCAGAACGGTTAGCGCGCTATCCTGATAGACCGCCTGGGGCGTTTCCGTGTTGGTCTGGTAGAAGAACGCCTGCGCGCCAGCATAGGGGCGGCCCGCGACATTGATTTTTACCTGTCGCGGGATCGTGAACTGTGTTGCCATGGAACCTCAGTGGCTCAGCGCGTTGGTTTCGTCTTGCGTCGCAAGCGCATTTCGGGTGCGGATCGGTGGTCCGCTTCGGACAAGGGCGTTGGCCCGTCCGACATTGTTCATGGTCATGCGAGTTGCTGTGTAGCGGGCTACGCTTCCGGCAGCGGGAAGAGCTAGCGCCCC